CACACAACCTGTTCCCGTCTTATTCAAGGAGGTTTACCGCTGACCCATGCGAAGGAATGGATGGGCCACAAAGCAATCCAAACAACCTTGAGATATGCACACCTAGCACCGAGTCATTTAGACAGTGGACTTAGTCTACTAAATAGAGATTCTGTGGCAGGAGTTGTGGCATAATCTGCCACAGCGACGCGAGAGTGGTGAAATTGGTATACACAAGGGACTTAAAATCCCTCGCCTTTAAAGGGCTTGCGGGTTCAAGTCCCGCCTCTCGCACCAATGATACAGACTTAAAATCTAACACCATCAATTTCCTACCTAGTAAATACAACTAAAACCGTTGTTATACATAGGCTTCAGGCCGATGGTGTTCCTTTATTTCTGTATCTTCACTGACGTAAGTAGTTTGACCGTTATGCCACAAAGACTGTGGCACGGTGGAAAGGAGATCAGATGTTTACTGTTGAAGATCAAAAAGACCTAGAGTTTCAGATGGTGCAATCCGGCATGGAACGATGGGAAGAACAAAAGCGGAAGCAGATCGCAAAAGGATCTGAATCACGATCAGCTCACGGACGAGCGATCATCACTGGTACCGTCGATAAGGTTGCTGAAGGTGTTCTGGATATTGTTTCTAAGGACAGCTCGAACCGCGACATAGCCAAGAAGAAGCTCACCGACATGGACCCTCATCAGGTGGCTTACCTCGCCTTGGTGACTGTTGTCGATGGTATCTCTCATCGCTTCACTCTCTTAAAGATCTGTCGTGCTGTTGGTATGCACGTTGAGCTACAAGACCGGCTTGATATTTGGTTAGAGAATGAGGGCATCAAAGCCAAGCGTGTTCTGAAAGAAGCCAACAAGAAGACAGGCTTCGCGGCAAAGCGAGCAGGTCTGATTCACAAGATGAACAAGGATGGCTACGAGTACACTGAGTGGGAGAATGAGGAGAGGGTACACGTTGGCCTTCGCCTCATAGATAAGATCATCACTCAGACCGGCATTGTTCAACTCAGGAAGATCAGAGAGAAGAGCAAGACCGTGACCTACCTTGAGCCTACTGAGTACACCCTTGAATGGATCAGGGAGTATCACGACAGGAACAAGACACTCTCACCTCGTTACGCCCCTTGCATCATTCCCCCTAAAGATTGGGAAGGTGTGTATGGAGGTGGCTACTACTCTTCCGAGATCAATCGACTCCCTCTCGTTCGCGCTCACTAAGAAAGGATTTAGATATGCGTCAAGACTCAAGACTGTACCTGAAGAAACTCAACGAAACGGATCTGTCCCAAGAGCTGAAATGTGTCAACGCTCTTCAGAGGACCGCATTCAAAATTAACCAACCTGTCCTCGAAGTGATCCGTCACTTCTGGGATCAAGGCAACGCCTTGGCAGGGTTACCCAACAGAGACAACCTGACACCCCCGCCTTATCCTTTTGATCGCAATCCTGATGAACTCAGTGAGTATGAATACGAGCAATTCAGGAAGTGGAAGAGGGACCGGAAAGTTGTCTTTGATGACAACAACCGGAACATCTCAAAAAGGATCGCAGTCGAGCGGACCATTCAACTGGCTGAGGCTTATGAAAAGTACCCCGCCTTTTGGTTTGTTTGGCAGTGTGATTTCAGAGGCCGTAAGTATCCCGTCGGTGAGTTCATGACTCCTCAATCTGCTGATTGGGCCAAAGCACTCATGACCTTCGCTGATGGCGTACCCATTGAGACCAATCAAGATGCTGTTTGGTTAGCCATTCACGGAGCCAATTGTTTCGGTATCGACAAGGTCTCTTTGTTGGACCGTGAACTCTGGGCGTACAGTCACACCCAAGACGCTATCGATGTCGCAGAGAATCCTTACGACAACCGGTGGTGGACTGAGGCAGACGAACCTTGGCAGTTCCTAGCTTGGTGCTACGAGTGGGCCGGATACTCTCAAGAGGGTGCAGGGTTTGTGACTCACTTACCTTGTGCGGCTGATGGATCAGTCAACGGCCTACAACATCTCTCAGCTATCTTGAGGGATGCTCGGGGAGGGAAGGCAGTCAACCTAACCCCTTCTGATAGCCCTGAGGATTTGTACTCAGATGTAGCCAAGCTCACTACTCAACGCATCGAAGCGGATGCGGCTGACGGTAATGAGATGGCCGTGGCTGTCTTGAAGATGGGCATCACAAGGAAGCACACGAAACGAAGTTGTATGATCGTACCGTACTCGGGCACTTTGTTCGCCTGTAAGGACTACATCGCTGAAGCAGTCAAAGAGTCTCTCGATGGGCAGGAGCCGCCTTGGGGTGTTGATAGTCATATGGAGGCTATTAACTACATTGCCGGTCATGTCTGGGCTTCTATCCAAGGTGTTGTTTCATCCGCGAAAGAGGTCATGGATTTCCTGAAAAACATTGGGAGGATCTGTGCCAAGGAAAACAAAGCGATGGAGTGGATTACTCCTTCAGGTTTCTTGGTACGCCAAGCTTACCCAGAGATGGAGAAGTCACGGATCAAAACCAACATTGATGGCAACGTCATCTCACTGTCGTTCCAGAGAGCCTTGCAGGACAGTATTAGTCTGAACCGCTCGGTCAACGGGGCTTCACCTAACTTCATCCATTCCCTCGATGCGTCAGCACTCACCCTGACGGTCAACAAGTGTGTCGATGCAGGGATCGAGGACTTCGCTATGGTCCACGATTCTTACGGCACCCATTCACCAAATATGCCCTTACTCTCAAACCTTCTTCGGGAAGCCTTTGTTGAGATGTATGAGGAGCATGACGTTCTGCAAGAGCTGAAGGATTACGTAAGTCTATCCGTTGAAGGAGATTTGCCTGAGGTTCCTGCAAAGGGAACTCTCGATATTCGTGAAGTTCTCAAGTCCCCCTATTTCTTCGCTTGAGTCTAAAGTTACCCTATGGCCCCCTTCGGATTTCCGAGGGGGTTTCTTTTCACTTTCTACGCTAACGGAGAAACAATGGCGAAAGTATTGAAGACCATACAAGGCAAAGCTATGTGGGCTAAAGTGTTTGAACCGGATACTAAATTTGATCCAGTAGGCACCTTCTCAGTCAACCTAGTGATCCCTGAATCAGAGTCTCATGAACTTAGTGAGTATCTCGAAACGATGCGTGATTCATTCATGGCAGAAGAGATCAAGCGGAACCCGAAACTAACGGGCAAGCTGTCCACTAAGGCAGTCATGGAAGATGCCTACGACAAAGAAGGCAACCCAACCGGAGAGAAAGAGCTGAAGTTCAAACAGAAAGCTCGAATCAAGCTTCGTGATGGAACTACCTCTGACATCAAAGTTCTTGTCGTTGACGCAAAGCGTAACGTCATGACCGGTGACACTCTTATCGGTAATGGGTCCACGATCAAAGTGGCCTTTGAACCCGCCCCTTATCTTATGCAGTCAAGCAAGCAGGTTGGCGTCTCTCTTCGTCTCAAAGGAGTTCAAGTAATTGACCTCGCTGAGTACGGCGGAAGCGGCTCTTCTATGTTTGATGAGGAAGAGGGATTCGTCGCAGAGCGCGTCGAGAAAGATACAGCCGGTGCAATGTTTGACGATGGGATGACTGATGGGTCAACCGAAGGGGACTTTTGAAAAGAGAGTCATCGACAAACTGACGGAGCGTGGAGTTGAGTTCAAGTACGAACCTCACTCCCTGCCCTATACGGTTGAGAGGTTATACATACCTGACCTCTTAGTCGGTGACATCTACATAGAAATGAAAGGTTATCTACGAGCTGATTCGGCTCGGAAGATGAAAGCTGTCAAAGCCCAACACCCTGAACTCGATATTCGATTCCTATTCCAAAGAGCATCGTCACCTATCCAGAACGCAAAAAAGCGGAAGGACGGGACAAAGATGTGCTGTGCGGAGTGGGCTGAGAAATATGGATTCTTATGGGCTGAGGGAGAAGTCATACCTGAGGAGTGGATAAATGAGTCACGTCGCTGAAAAGGAACTCACCGAGTTCGAGAAGAATCTAGTCGAATCGATCTACGAAAACATCGAGCCTCAAAAACTTAGGGCTTTAGGCAAGTTGTTCACTGAAATGGCTACGGAATCTGAAGAGGAGTTTGTTCACCTCTTCGAGGAAGGAAACTATGACGGAGACGAGTGATCTTATTCGTCATGAGTCCTGTCCGCACTGCCAGAGTAGTGACGCCAATGCGTATTACACCGACGGCCATCACTACTGCTTCTCATGTGATACCTACACCCCAAGCGGGGAAGAAGAGGAGAAATTGATTGAACAACGATCCGAGTTCCTTGATGGAACATACCAAGCCCTCCCAAGCAGAAAGCTCACCGAAGACACCTGCAAGTTCTGGGGATACAAGGTCACTAAGCACCTCGGCGTTCCTGCACAAGTGGCTTCATTCAAAGACGTTTCGGGACGAATCGTTGGGCAGAAACTCAGAACCCCCGACAAGCAATTCAAATGGATAGGCAAGTCAAAGGACTGTGGCTTATACGGTGAGTGGCTCTGGCGTGACCAAGGGGGAAAGCTCCTTGTTATCACCGAGGGTGAACTCGACGCGATGAGCCTGAGTCAATGTCAGCAACACCGATTCCCTACCGTGTCTCTTAAAAACGGCGCGGCAGGGGCGAAGCGTGACATTGCTCAATCCCTTAATTGGGTTGAGAAGTTCGACAAAGTCGTTCTCATGTTTGACTCAGACGAAGCCGGACAGAAGGCCGCAATGGAAGTGGCTGAGATGTTATCAGTGGGTAAGGCAAGGATTGCCAAGCTACCCCTGAAGGATGCCAACGAGATGTTGGTTGCCGGTCAAGTCAGAGAACTCATTGATGCGGTCTTTAGTGCTAAAGAGTTCAGACCAGATGGTCTGGTCAGCATTGAAGACCTCATTGACGAGGTCAACAAGCCTGTTGAAAAAGGTCTACCTTGGTTCTTAGATTCCCTTACTGAGATGACCTTTGGACGCAGAGAGTGTGAGGTCTATGCTTTCGGTGCCGGTACAGGCATTGGTAAGACAGACTTCATTACTCAGCAAATCGCCTACGATGTAGAAAAGCTAGGCTACAAAGTAGGCGTTTTCTTTTTAGAGCAACAACCGACTGAATCGGCTAAACGAATCGCCGGTAAAGTCTCTCTGAAAAGATTCCATGTTCCCGATGGTTCATGGACGCCCGACGAATTAGTCGATGCGATAACTCAGTTATCCGGCAAGGTGATGTTCTACAACTCTTTCGGTCAAACCGATTGGGGGATTATCAAGAACAAGATTCGATATATGGCTCACGCCGAGGACATTAAGTTGTTCTATGTCGATCACCTTACCGCGATGGCTGACACCTCAGACGAGAAAGGAAGTCTCGAACAGATCATGAAGGAGATGGCAGGGTTAGCCAATGAACTCAAGATCATCATTCACTTCGTTTCTCACCTAGCCACGCCCGACGGTAAGCCTCATGAAGAAGGTGGTCATGTATCCATCCGACACTTCAAAGGCTCACGGTCCATCGGCTTCTGGTCTTACTTCATGTTCGGTTTAGAACGTAATCAACAAGACGACGATCCGATCAAGCGGCAAACAACCCGCCTACGTGTACTGAAGGATCGGTACACAGGACAAGCAACCGGCAACTGTATTTACCTCGGGTACAACCACGAGACTACTCAGCTCTATGAAACGACTGATCCTGAGGAAGAGGAAGCCACAGTAATAGAGGATTATTTCTAATGGTTCTGTACACGGAAGAGCAACTGAAGAAGTCGTGGATCAATTACCTGCTCGATCTCAAACAACTAGAGGAAGAGCATGATTTTGATCTAGGCCCTTACCCAGACCTTGAAGAGTTTCGGGTCATCTATGAAGAGGAAATGTCCTCTAACACTTAGTCACTGCGGAGACAGGGCAATGAAATATATCTTAGATATTGAGACAGACAACCTACTTGATGATGTCACTACCGTTCACTGTGTGGTGCTGAGAAATATTGATAGTAGTGAGGTACATACATTCCACGGAGAGACAGTGAAAGACTGCCTAACTCTGATGGAGAACGCTGTCCAGTTAATTGGACACAACCTAATTTCCTATGATTTACCGGTACTTAAAAAGCTCTGGTCATGGGAATACAAGGGTGACGTTCTCGACACCTTAGTTTGCTCTCGAACTATCTGGCCGCACTTGATGCAAATCGACGCACAAAACAGGGGTGTCCCTCAAAAATTCTGGGGGTCTCACTCCCTCAAAGCTTGGGGCTATCGCTTGGGAGAACTCAAAGGTGAATATAGCGAAGCTAACGATGGGGCTTGGGAAGCATTCAGTCCAGAGATGTTGGACTACTGTATTCAGGACACGCAAGTTACGAAAGTATTGCTCAACGGGATTTTGTCAAAACCGATCTCAAAGGATGCGCTTGCTCTTGAGCATCGAATCGCTACCGAGATGTTTAAGCAAGAACAACGTGGATTCGTGTTCGATGTTGATACGGCTCAGAAGCTCTTTGCGGAGTTATCGCAGAGGAAGGACGACATCGAGGTTTCACTTCAACATACGTTCCCTCCAACAACCCTTCAGCTCAAGACTAAATCCAAGGAGATACCGTTCAACCCTGCTTCACGCCAACAAATTGGAGAGCGTCTACAGGGACTCGGATGGAAGCCGAAAGAGTTTACCGACTCGGGCATACCTAAAGTAGACGAAACCATCCTCAATGGAATTGAGCTACCTGAAGCAGAGTTATTAGCTGAGTACCTAATGCTGAATAAGCGGATAGGTCAGTTAGCCACAGGTAAACAAGGTTGGTTGAAACTGGAAAAACAAGGGAGATTACATGGGCGTGTTAATCACATGGGTTGCGTCACATCTCGTTGCACCCATTCGCAACCGAATTGCGCTCAAATTCCCTCCGTCTCAGCACCTTATGGGAGTGAGTGTCGTGAGTTGTTTACTGTGCCTAACGGCTATTCCCTTCTTGGGGCTGATGCCTCAGGTCTGGAGCTTCGTTGCCTTGGTCATTACATGGCTCCTTACGACAGTGGTGCTTACGCGAAAGAAGTTGTGAGTGGTGACATTCATACGACTAACCAAGAAGCGGCAGGTCTTCCAACACGAGCGAACGCAAAGACATTTATCTACGGCTTCTTATATGGGGCAGGGGATGAAAAGGTTGGTTCCATCATTGGTAAGGGAGCGAAGGCAGGGAAGACGATCAAGCAGAAATTCTTGAGCAAATTACCTGCACTTAAAAAGCTCAAGGATGCTGTAAGTGCAAAGGCAGGAGAGGGCTACATTCGTGGATTAGATAAGCGAATGATCCCTGTCCGCCACGCCCACGCCGCCCTAAACACACTCCTCCAATCTGCCGGAGCAATTATCTGCAAGCGTTGGTATGTCTGTATGGAAGACAACTTTCGTAAAGCAGGTTACGCCGAAGAAGACGTAGCTATCGTGGCGTTTGTTCACGATGAGGTACAGGTACAAGTTAGAAAAGGAATCGAAGATGAAGTTGGATCAATCATCCTCCAATCAATCAAAGAAGTCGAAGACTACTACTCGTTCAAATGTCCTCTGGATGCCGAGTACAAATATGGAAGCAACTGGAAGGACACCCACTAAGCACTGCATCGAATGCTCGGATGAATTAGTTGTCGAGCAGAACTGGTGGGAAAGCTTTAAAGGGAAGAAGCATTACAAGTGCATGGACTGCTACGCCGTCCGCCGCCGAGAGAATTATCTCAAGCGGAAAGCTAGAGAGTTAGGTACCAGTGTCCTCAAGCAGTACAACCAAGTCCGGCAGGGCTATGTGTACGCACTCACTAACCCTTCATGGCCTGAGTGGATCAAAGTAGGTATGGCAATTGATGCTGATGACAGATGCCGAAGCTACCAGACAGGCTCCCCGTTTCGTGACTACCAAGTAGAGTTCTCTGTTTTCTGTGAGGACCGAGCTAAGGCTGAGAGAGAAGTACACAAGGCTCTCGAAGATGTAGCTACTGAACG